CAGACAACAAATCGGCCATCAATCGGTAAGTCACGAGTTACTGGATCATTGACTACATACTTTGAGAGTAAAACTCTGTATGAGAAGTTTATCAATGAAACATCATCAGAGATCGTTTGTACTCTGACTGATGTTGCGGGCAAGGATTACTTACTGGATATCCCGAATATCAAGTACAACACAGGACAGCCAGATGTCTCTGGTGAAGGCGCTGTGACTGTATCGATGGATTTCGTAGCACTTTATAACTCAAGTGACGCATCGCAGTTTGTAATTACTAGACAACCTTAATCAATAAAACCTAGGGGGTTTTATGGAACTAAATCAACTGGCAACGGTTGAAAGGCATGAAGCTGGGGCAGAGTTCCAGCTTCTTAATCCTGCTACTGGAGAGAAAGAAGACGCGATATTTAAAGTCAAAGGCACAGACTCAAAGGCATGGCGAAAGGCTCAGAAAGAGCAGAGACGGCAGTTTGAGGGTCAGGATGAAGTTGACTTTTTCGATCACGAATATATTTGGCCGATGGTGGCAAGCGCGATTACCGGATGGAAGAACTTGGAACAGGGTGGCAAAGACTTCCCTTACTCTAAGAAAAACGCAGAGTGGCTCTGTGAAAACTCTCCATTCGTTGTAAATCAACTGTTTGCTTTCATATTAGATCGGAATAATTTTATCGCAGACTGATTGATGAGTTCGTGGCTTACGGGAAGTGGTGTTACTACATAAACCAGTGTCCTGAAGGTTCAAAAATCAGTCGGTTAGAATCGCTAAAACAAGTTGAGAAAAGCCGTGGAGTCACGCCATCTGAGCTTCTCAATGCTCCAAAGCTATCTTGGCATCACGATGACTGCTGGGTAGCGTATACTTCTCTAAAGGATCACACATATCCTGAGTTAGAGAGTTATATGAGGATCACTGGTTCAGTGTTGGATTGGTGGGAAATTGAGGCAGTGATGGAGCTTGCAAAGCATAAGGTTTAGTTATGGCGACTGACGTAGAACGACTAATTCTTGCGGTTGAAACGAAGAATTTCAAAGAAGCGCAAAGAGAACTCAATAAGCTCAAGAAAGCCGCTAAGGAAGCCGAAAATGCCGCTGGAGGTCTTAACACTGAAGCAGGAAAGGCAAGCGGCACAACTTTCCCTAAGTGGCGCGGAGCAACATCAGCCTTAACAAACACTACTGGTCAGCTATCCGTACAAATCCAAGACGTTGGTGTGCAGTTACAGCAAGGGACTGATGCTGTACGTATCTTTGCACAGCAAGGGCCACAGATAGCATCTGTCTTTGGCCCATCGGGTGCGGTATTTGGTGCAATCATTGCATTTACAGCTTTGCTTGGCGGGCCTTTTATCAAAAGCCTGTTCGCAGGTAACGAAGCAATTAAAGAAACAACAAAAAGAATAAAAGAGTTAAAAGAAGGATTCTACGAGCTAACCGAAGCGCAAAGACAGGTCAAAGCAGATCAATTGCGTGAAGAGCAGAAAGAATTAGAAAAACAGATAGCCAAACTCACAAAAGAGTTGGAAAGCGAAACACTTGCTATGAATGCGATGCGGAAAGAGCAAAGCATGAGCAATGATGTGATGCTAATTGGCACACAAGTATTCACAGAAAATACGTCTGTAGCGGAGCAAAATAGAAAAGAAAAAACAAGAATCACAGCGACTTTAGAAGACCTCAACAAGAAACTAATTGAAAACAAAAAAAATCTTTCCTTTGTTACGGGAGAGACGCAAGAAGAATCAAAAGAAGTAAAACGCAATAAAGAAGCAATCGAAGCCAATCTTTTAGCAATGAGTGAAAGGGTTGCCATGCTAGGCATGAACTCTATCGAACAAGAATTGTTTAGATTGAGGCTCTTGGGCGCGACAGATCAAACGATTGAAAACGCGAAAGCTGTATTAGAGCTAATTGCCGCAGAAGAAGCCAGAGCTAAAAGTTTAGAAAATCAAAACAAAAAGCAGGACCAAGCAGAGGAATCGCTGAAGCGATTTATCAAAAGACAAGAAGAATTGGCAGATCAAAAAGATATGAGCATCACTATGAAGTTGCTCACACAGGCAACAAATGAGGCCGCAAAAGCAGGAAGAGAGCTGACGATTGAAGAGTTTAAAAGAATCAATGCGGTAGCTGAAAAATTACAGCAGATTGAAGATGAAAAAGAAGCGGCGAAATCTAAGACTGCACTAGAAAAAGAATTGAAGAGACAAGAAGCTGAAGCAGAACGACAGCTACAAAGGGATATCGCTGATGCGAGAAAGAAAAGAGCCGCTGAAGAGCGAGTAATCGAAGAGCGTGTCAGGGAGATAGAGCAAGCGGAGAAAGAGGCGAAATCATTAGGATTTCTGGATGTAGAACGTGACGAGATTGATTCTTTCAATCGTAGACAAGCCAGAGGAAAAGAGCTTGCAAGAAATATGATCCTTAGTGAGAAAACTAGGATCGAGATTACCAAGAATCTAGAAAAAGATAAGAATGATTTCATGGTTAAGAACGCAGGTGACGCTCTCAATAGTTTGGGTCAGGTCAATGCTCAAGCATTCAAAGTAGCAAAACTTTACAACATCGGTCAGGCCATAATGAACACTTATACGGGCGCTACAAAAGCACTTGCAGAGTTACCGCCTCCGTTAAATTTCATTGCCGCCGCCGCGACTGTCGCGAATGGTCTCGCGCAAGTTCAACAGATTCGATCACAGCAATTTGCAGGAAGAGCTTTAGGTGGTCAGGTGCGTGCAGGTGAATCTTATGTTGTTGGTGAGCGCGGCCCTGAAGTTCTAACGATGGGCAGGACGGGCAAGGTCATCCCGAATGAAAAAATAAGAACAGACGATACGGTAGTCAATAAAACAGCGAACATCACATTCCAGATCACAGCAGTCGATGCGTCAGGATTCGATCAGTTATTACAGTCTCGCAGGGGTCAGATTGTTGGTATGATTAACACTGCATTGAACGATCAAGGCAGAAGGGCAATAGCGTAATGTCAGGAACGTATCCAACTACACCAGAGTTTCAAGCAATCAATTTTGAGTCTAGGCATTCCAATCTGATGTCCGAATCGATCTCGGGAAAAGTGCAGGTCAGGGCGATTGGTGGGCAGAGATGGGCATTCAGTGCCAAGTACAATCCAATGACTAGAGCTGAGTTCAATCCCGTCTATGCGTTTGTTATTAGTCAGCAAGGCATGAAAGATACGTTTACGATTGTACCCCCAGTGATTAGCTCGACTACAGGAACGGCAACTGGAACAATGTTGGTCAATGGCGCGACTTCTGCGGGTACGAATACCGTACCGATAGATGGCATCACGGGTAGTATTAAAGCAGGTGATGTTATCAAGTTTGCAAACCATACCAAGGTTTATATGGTCACTGCTGATCGTAGCGGTGCAGGAGATATGACTATCGAGCCAGCCTTGGTCAGCGATGTAGCTAATAACGAAGCCATAACCTACAACAGTGTTCCCTTCACTTGTAGGCTGAACAATGATTTACAGGCTTATAGCCTAAACTCCAACGAATATTATGAGTACGAATTAGATATGATTGAGGTGCTGTAATGCCTCGCACCGTTGATTCAGCAACACAAACGGCTTTAGAAAGCGGTGCATTTAGAATGTGTCATTTGTTGCAGATTGATTTCACACAAAGCCTGTTTATTACTGATTCTGATTACCCTGTTAATTACGATGGGGAGACCTATCTTCCCGCCGGACATCTGATTAGCATTTCTAATACATCGGAAACTCAAGACCTGAGAGTCGGTTCGATGTCGATTGAGTTATCAGGAGTCAATCAGCAGTACGTAGCAATCTTACTAAATCAGAATTACATCAATCGTAAGGTGCAAATCTACCTAGCAGTTCTCGATACCGCAGGAGCTGTTACTGGCGATGCGATCAAAACGTATGAAGGAATTATCGAGTCATTTAGCCTAAATGATCGAGATACAAGCAGTTCGATTTCTTTGAGAGTATCTTCTCATTGGGCTGACTTTGAGCGCAAATCGGGAAGATTTACTAATAATAATAGTCAGCAATATTTCTTTTCTGCCGACACAGGAATGCGATTCGCCGCTGAATCTATCAAAGATATCAAGTGGGGTAAAAGCTGATGAGTTGGTGGAAAGACCTGTTTGAAGACCCCATCGGGCGATTAGAAAAAGATGTACAAACTGTCCTTGATGTTGTCGGAGATATCATATCTTGGGCGTTGGATATACCAGAACTTGAGATGCCTGATCTGGATGATCTCGCTCGTGGCTCGATGGTCAACAAAGAAAGCAACATTGAGCCTAT